CAGTAATCACGGTCATCTCAATCCACCGGACCGAGTACCGAGCTGAGGGCGGCCCGCGTCAGTCCGGTGAGCACGGGCCGCCGGTGGACCAACGCGCCGGGTGGGCTGTGGACACGATTGGCCCCCATCGACCGACCCTGTTTGGGTCGCCCGACTGCTTGGAGCTGCGATGACGGCATACGCCACGGTCGAGGAGTTGACCGATCACCTCGGCAGCACGCCGACGAACGCGGCCCAGCTGCTGGTCCGGGCGTCTCGGGACGTCGACCGGGCGTTGCTGGCCTCGGTGTACGACGACACGGACACGGCCGTCACGGACGCGCTGAGGGACGCCACCCTGGAGCAGGTGGCCGGCACTCTCGCCGGCGGCGACACTGGCGGCCTCGGCTCGACGAACACGCCGTCGTCGTTCACCATCGGCCGCCTGGCTGTCCAAGGCGCGGCGGCCACCACGGTGCCGCGCACCGGGCAGCTGGTCGACCAGGCGTACGCGATCCTGCAGGCGGCCGGGTTGACCGGGCACGCCCCGCAGGGGTGGTGACCCGTGACGTGGGCTGAGTTCGTAGCCGCGTGCATCCCGGCCCCGGCCACCATCACGGTGGAGGCGTACGAGGGTGCGGGCGCGTACGGGGACGTCTTCGCCGCGCCGGCCGCGGTGACACCGTGCGTCGTCGAGGACACCATCCGGAAGGTCACCGTGCAGACCGGAGACGCCGAAGGATCCGAGCGGTTGTCCGCCACCACCGTGTACGGCCCGCTCAGCGCCACCGTGCCGCCCGGGAGCCGGGTCACCCTGCCCTCGGGCCGGATCACCGGCGTGCTGGCCGTAGCGCGGGTCACAGCGCACGGCCACCCGCTGCCCGAGCACCTGGAGATCTCCCTGGAGTAGGAGGCACCTGTGGCCGACGGTTTCCGGCTCGACTGGAAAGGGCCCGAGGTGCAGGCGGCTCTCCGCGGGGCGTCCATGGAGGGCCTGGAGCTGGCCGCCGAACACCTCCTGCAAGTGTCCAGCAGCAAGGCCCCGCTGGAGGAGGGCGACCTGGCCCGATCCGGCGAGGTGTCCACCGACCCAGGGCAGCTGGCGGCAGCCGTCTCGTACGACCGGCCGTACGCCGTCCGGCAACACGAAGAGCTGACCTGGCGGCACGACCAGGGCAAGGAAGCGAAGTACCTGGAAGGGCCGATGACGGCAGAGCGCGACACGATGCTCGCCCTGATCGCCCGCCCCCTGTCCGACACCATCGGAGGCTGACGTGTCCGGCTGGACCACCAACCTCCTCACCGGACTTGCCGAGCACCTCGACGCCGCCGCCATCGGCACGTGGCGGCCCACCGGCACGTACACCGCCGGCGAGACCGCGATCGTCATCCGGGGGATCCCGCCGGCGCCCGACCGGCTGATCACCCTCGCGCCGTACCCGGTCGGCAGCCCGGCCGGCCGGTCCACCATCACCCACGGCATCCAAATCCGGATGCGCGCGAGCGCGGACCCGCGCGACGTCGACGACCTGGCCGACGCCGTCTTCGACCTCCTGGACTCCGCCGGCCCGCTCCGCTTCGGCGGGGTGGTCGTCAACCAGCTCTACCGGCAGTCGTACACCTCCCTCGGCCAGGACAGCACCGGCCGGTGGGAGCGCTCAGAGAACTACTACGTCGACGCGGAGCGGCCAACCGCTCACCGCCCCACCTGAGGAGACCCCCGTGGCAGACTCCACCGCGCTCGCGCGCCGCTTCCGCGTCCGGATCAACTGCGGCACCAGCTCGGTGCCGGACTGGCAGACCCTGACCGGCCTGAACGACCTCAAGCCGCAGGTCAAGGGCACCATGAAGGACGCCTCCGACTACGAGAACGACGGCTGGACGTCGACGGAGAAGACCCAGCAGACGTGGTCCCTGGAGATCTCGTTCTTCCGGAAGCGCGACGAGGCCGGCGAGTTCCTGCCGGCGCAGGAGAAGCTCCGATCCACGGAGGACCAGTTCGGGCAGGACGCCCGTGTGGACGTCCAGTGGTACGACAAGGAGGGCGGCGCCGAGGCGTACCAGGGCACCGGTCTGGTCGAGTGGGAGCGGTCCGCGTCCGGCGTCTCGGACCTGGAGGCCATCAAGGTCACCATCTCCGGCGACGGGCCCAGGGAGATCATCACCAATCCGCTCGCGGTGACGATCCCCATCATCACGGCGATCACCCCGGCCGCGGGCGCCGCCGCCGGCGGGACCCTGGTCACCATCTCGGGCGGGAACTTCACCGGCACCACCGGTGTCACCGTCGGCGCGACCGCCGTCACCGCGTTCCGGGTGGTCAACGACACCCGCTTGGCCGTCGTCATGCCGGCAAAGGTCGCTGGCACGTACGAGGTCGTCGTCACGAACGTGTCCGGCCCGTCCGTCACCGTCGGCGCGGCGAACGACTACACCACCGCGTAACGATGGCTCTCGAACTCGAAGCGATTGACCGAGTCTTCGACCCGGCGCTGGTCCTGCCGATCGGTGGCAAGCCGTACCGGGTCGAAGACTCGTCAGCCCTGCTGGGGCTCTACTGCCAGCGGGTCATGGCGGCCGGTATCCAGGTCGCCCAGGCGGCCATGCTGGGCGACGGCGACGACGCGCGGGCAACCGCCGCGCTGCAGGGCATGACCGCCCTGCCGCCGCCGCCCGGCGTCGACCCGGACACCCCGCTGCACGTCGCCGTCCTCGGTGACACCCACCAGCGGATGCTCGACGACGGAGTCTCCTCACGCTGGATCCAGCACGCCGGCATGACCACCATCATCTGGTTGGCCAGCGGCGACCAGGCTGCCCAGGAGTACTGGGGTTCGGCCGGCCGCCCGGAACTCCTGGCCCCGAACCGGAAGGACCGGCGAGCGGCGGCATCGAGCAGTACGGCCGCGGCGAGCGGGACCCCGGGACGGGGCTCTACGAGTGGTACGAACTCCCGGACCGGCTCAAGCCGAAGCCGGAGGGGCAGGGGCGGTCGGTCGGCTGGGACGACATCCTGACCCGCTGGGATCTCGTTGAGGCCGACCTGCAGGACGCCGGCGTCGACGTCGAGGACCGGGCGCTGATGGGCGCCCGGTCGTGGCGGTGGCTGCGGGTCCGGATCGTCGGCCTGTGCTCGGCGGACACCCGCCTGGCCCGCGCCCTGCAACCCCCCGAACCGGCCGGCCCGGCTGCCCGACCCTGACCTGATTGGTGGTGCGCCGTGGCGTTGAAGCTGGGCGAGCTGTCCGCCACCATCACGGCCGACGACAAGCCGATGGAGGAGGGCCTGGAGCGGGCGGAGGGCCGCTTCCAGAAGTTCGGGGACCGGCTGTCCGGGGTGGCCACCGGCGTGGGCGCCGCGGCCGCGCTGGCCCTCGGCATGGCCCTCGTCGGGGCGATGGAGCTGGACGCGGCCAAGGCGAAGTTCGCCGCGCAGCTGGGCGGCTCGGCGGAGTACGCCCAGGAGATGGGCGAGGTCGCTGGCCGGCTCTACACCCGGGGGTTCGCCGCGTCGGCCGGGGAGGCCATGGAGTCCGTCCGGGCAGTCCTCAACTCCGGTCTGGTGTCGGAGGACGCGGACAACGGGGTGATCGAGGAGATCACCCGCAAGGCGCAGGCCTTGGCCACCACCTTCGACGTCGAGGTGAACGCGGCCACCAGGGCGGCTGGGCAGCTGATGCGCAACGGGCTCGCCAAGGACGCCGACGAGGCGTTCGACATCGTCACCCGCGGGTTCCAGCAGACCGGCGACCAGGCCGGCGACCTCCTCGACACCTACTCCGAGTACTCCACCCAGTTCCGCAAGCTGGGCCTGGACGGGGCACAGGCCACCGGGCTCCTCAGTCAAGGGCTGAAGGCCGGCGCCCGGGACGTCGACACCGTCGCCGACGCGCTGAAGGAGTTCAGCATCCGGGCGGTCGACGGATCCACAGCCTCGGCCGCCGGGTTCAAGGCCCTGGGCCTCAACGCCGGGCAGATGACCGCCCAGATCGCCGCTGGCGGTGCTGGTGCCACCCGAGGGCTCGACACCATCCTCGACCGGCTCAGAGCCATGCAGGACCCGGTAGCGCGCGACGCCGCCGCCGTCGGCCTGTTCGGCACCAAGGCCGAGGACCTCGGCGCCGCCCTGCTGGCCATGGACGTCGACTCGGCAGCCCAGGCCCTCGGTGATGTGGAGGGCGCCGCCGGGAAGATGGCCGACACCCTGGAGCAGTCCGCCTCCCAGCAGCTGGAGGCCTTCAAGCGGCAGGCGCAGGAGGCCCTCGTCGAGCAGATGGCCAAGGCCGTCCCGTACATCAAGGACCTGGCCGGCTGGCTGAAGGAGAACAAGGAGATCGTCGGTCCGCTGGCCGCCACCCTGGGGATCCTCGGTGTGGCCATCGCCGCGATCGTCGCCGCCGTGAAGGTCTGGACCATCGTCCAAACCGCCCTCAACATCGTGCTCGCGATGAACCCGATCGGCCTCCTGATCATCGGCGTTGCGCTGATCATCGCCGGCCTGGTCCTGCTGTGGACGAAGGTCGACGGGTTCCGAGGCTTCTGGATCGGCGCATGGAACATGATCACCGGTGCGGCGTCGGCGACGTGGAACTGGATCAAGGAAAAATGGCCGCTGATCTTGGCCATCCTCACCGGCCCAATCGGCATGGCCGTCCGGTTCATCGCCAAGCACTGGGAATCGATCAAAAAGGGCGCGGGCGACGCCTGGCACTGGGTGACCGACAAGTGGGGCTCGCTCGTCGACTGGTTCGCGAAGCTGCCAGGCCGGATCTCCGGCGCCGCCCGAGGCATGTGGGACGGCATCAAGGTGGCGTTCCGGTCCGCCCTGAACTGGCTGATCGGCGCGTGGAACGGCCTCAGCTTCGGCGTGCCGGGGTTCAGCTTCGCCGGGGTGTCGGTGCCCGGGGTCAGCGTGGGCACCCCGGACATCCCGTACCTGGCCACCGGTGGAACCGCCACCGCCGGCGGCATGGCGTGGGTAGGGGAGCGCGGCAAGGAAGCCGTCTACCTACCCGCCGGGGCCAGCGTCCGGCCAACCCAGGCCGGCGACGCCGGCAGCGGCCGGCAAGAGGTCGTGCACCGCGTCGTCCTGCAGTACCCGGACGGCCGCGTAGTCCGCGAACTCCTCATCGACCACGCCTCCACCATCGGCGTCTCACCGGCGTCCCTACTGCCAGCGACGGGGTGACCTGTGCCCGACCCGAACCTGATCCTCGAAGCGGCGCTGACCACCGACCCCGACGACCCCAACCCGGACTGGCACCCGATCACCAACCGGATCTTCTACGGCGACGGCGGCCAGGAGGTCACCGTCGTCACCGGCCGGCAGACCGAGTTGGCCGACCTGGAGCCGTCCCGGCTCGCCGCCGCCCTGCGTAACAACGACGGCGCGCACACCCCGCGCAACCCGGACGCCCCGGTGCCGTTCCTCGGCAACTGGGAGCAGGGCAAGCAGGTCCGCCTCCGCGAGCGGTTCGACACGGCCGACCTGGCCGACACCTTCACCCGCACCGTCGCCGCAGGGTGGGGCACCGCAGACACAGGGCAGGTGTGGACCCTGACCGGTTTCGGCGCGCCCCTCCTCGCCGCCGACTGGACGGCCGCGGGGGGCACGGGCCGGCACCTGGTCCCGGCCGCCCCTGGGTTCCGGGTGAGCACCGTCGACGTCGGCCTGGTCGACGTCGAGGTGTCCCTCACCTGCACTGTCCCGCTGGCCGTCGGGGGGAACCTGGAGCCGGCGAACATCTACACCCGGTTCGCCGGCGCCGTCTTCTACCTGTTCCGGGTGGAGATCGCCCCGACCACGCAGGCGATCACCGTGCGCATCATGGACGGTGCCGGCGTCGAGCTGGCAGCCGCGGCCACCGGGCTGACGCACGCCGCGGCGACCCCGCTGCACGTGCGGGCCGAGTCCGTCGGCGTCGAGCACCGGCTGAAGGTGTGGCAGGGTGCCACCGAGCCGGACGCCTGGGCTGCGACGGTCGTCGACGGCACGATCACCACTGCCGGCGCCGTCAGTGTCCGATCCGGCGTCGCGGCTGGCGGCACCGTGCCGATGACGTTCACCTACGACGACGTCGAGGCGCGCGAGGTGTTCCCGATCTTTGCCGGGTACCTGGAGCTGCCGGAGGTACGGGTTGGCACGCCGTCCCTTGACCAGCCGTGCACGATCAGCGCCATCGACCGCCTCGGCCGGCTCAACCAGGTGTCCGCGTTCGAGGGAACGCTGGCGGAGCACATCCGCCGGTACGGGCACAGCACCGCCGCGCAGCTGCGGCTGTGGATGCCCCTGTCCGACCCGGCTGGCCCATGGATGGCCAAGGGGTCGCCGGACATCACCCGGCTCGACGTCGGCGGATTCTTCGACCTCCCCGTGCCGAAGGAGCCCGACCAGCTCATCATCCCGGCGAGCACCGCGGGACCGGCGGGCGATGACCAGGCGTACGCCACCTGGGCGCCGGCGTTCGACGCGGAGGGCGACGCCTACCTGGGACACGCCTGGCTCACGCTCCCCATCGACATCACCGTGGGCGCCGCCGACATCATGGCGATATCGATGTGGTGGCGGCCAGCGAAGGCAGACACGGCCGATAACCATAACCAGGTCAGCCCGCAAGCCTTCACTCTGTATGGCGACAGTGCGTCAGTTGCTGCCGGAACGTACGCTTTTTTCAGGTTCGGGCAGGACAACACCGCCGACGTCATTACCGATTATGCCTACTTCAGTGATGAGGGGTTCTTTGCCACCAGTAAGACCTTAAACTCGGGCGGTCCGCAATGGGACTGCTGGCGGTTGGTCACCATACGTTTCAACATGGCCACCAAGCTTGCTGAGCTGTACATCGGAAACAGTGCGGCCATCAGTGGCACGGCTTCCGGTATTACCGTCTCCGCTGGCGGATTCCGCTTCCGTGGATTGCAGATCGGCTCGGTTATGAACGGGTCAATAGCTCACATCCAGATTCGGGTTGGCGCGGGTGTGATGACCCATGCTCAGCACCTGGCCCAGTACGCGCATGGTGTCCACGGCCTAGAGGGGCAGACGGCCGCCGAGCGTATCGCGACGGTGGCCGAGTACGCCGGCGTCCCGGCCGCGATGCTCGACCTCGACGAGGGTGCGTTGACCCGGATGCAGCGGGTCAGCATGGCCGGGGCGACACCCGCCCA